AGCCTTTGGAAGACCAAAGAACGCAGACAAGGAACCTGTAACAGGTCATCCTGCTCAAAGAGTTTGGAAAGATGGAGGCTTTGTTGATTAATGGAACCGTTATTTAACAACCTTCGCTCAATCACTCTCAGGTTAAAGAAAGGATTACATACACCTAATCCTGCTAACCCTAAAAAACCTATGTGGACGCTTGAGGATCTTGATGAAATAGCTGAAGGATCTAAACGCAACATTGAACAAGCCAATAAGCACCTTGATATTTTCCCGAGAGGTTATCAAGGTGTTCGATTTAAAAACTTAGCAAGGGAGAATCCTCCTCCCGAAATTAAAGAATCTGTAGAGGTCGTTGACCCTAAAGATTTCCCAACTAACTAAACCAACTAAAAACAATGGATTGTCCTAAATGCAAAAAAAGCTCATTTGATTACGAATCTACTCAACGTGTTCTTGAGTCAAGGTCAGATCAAAGAGGAGGTGTTAGGAGAAGAAGAATGTGTCCTGCCTGTGGATGGAAATTCACCACCTACGAAGTTCATAAACATAATATTTTAAGTGATTTAGAAATGAGAAAATATAAAGAAGAACTAAGCAAAACAGTTGAGATCTCAAGGCAGTCAATACTTGTAGCTTTAGATAAAATTCTTTTAAACGTTGTTGATTAACATGAATCCTTTTGCAAAATGGATACACGTTCAAGCTTTAAAACGTAAAGATCCTTGGTCTTCTGTTTGGCTTGATCCTTTACCGATATATCGGAAAGAACCTGATCATAAATATATATGGGAACCTACAAACGAGGCTCTCCTATATTCAACAACTCAAGTATGTAATAACAAAACACCAGAAGCTTTAGCCAATATTGAACGCTATCGTTATGGGCCTAATGGATGGGAGGCAAGAGGAAAAGCTGTTCATTATGGATTAGAGCAAAAGATGCTAGGTGATCCTGATCCTGATTTTGGAATATATAGTGAATGGATTGAACCATTGCTAAGTAATCCTTTTTGGAAGAACTTTGAACCTTGGTGTGTTGAATATATGCTCTGTAATCTTAAAAAGTCTGTTGGAGGTCAATTAGATCTTTTGGGTTATGACCATGAATCAAAAAGATTAATGTTGATTGACCTTAAATCTCAAAGCAAATCAGGCAGAACGTACTCTACTCATGCACAACTTGGGAGCTATGTAGAGGCACTACAAATACATCATGGATTAGAAGTTGATGTGTGTAAGACAGTTTGGGCTAAACCTAATAAGACAACAATTGGTGATGATCAACCTGTTAATGAATGCCTAGATGCGTGGCATAAAGCATGGAAAATATTTGAAGAAAAACAAGAGATTCCTTTCTAATGAATGGCAAATATATAGTTTCAAAAATTAAGAATCATGAATGCAAAGAATGGTTTTTACATAAACACTATGCAAAACGAATCCCTTCTATTTCTTATGCTTTTGGCTTATATGAAAACAATTTACTTCTTGGTGTTTGTTCTTACGGTAGACCAGTTGCTCATACATTAATCAAACACGCTTTTAATGGTCATTATCAAGATAATTTTCTTGAATTAAACAGGTTAGTAGTTAATAATAATCTTCCAAAAAATTCATTAAGTTTCTTTGTTTCAAAAACATTAAAACAACTTCCTTCACCAGTTGTAGTAGTTAGTTATGCTGATACATCCTTAAATCATCATGGATATATATATCAAGCTTGTAATTTTATATATACAGGTTTATCTGCAAAACGTACTGATTACAAAATTAAAGGAATGGAACATTTACATAGTGCATCTGTAATGGATCATGCTGGTAGAGGATTAGAAAAAGGCAAAATCAATAAACTTAAAATAATTTATGGTGACAATTTATATCTAGAGGATAGACCGAGAAAACATAGATATTTTTATTTCATTGGTACAAAAAAAGATAAAAAAGAAATGTTGAAAAATCTAGCTTATAAGGTTGAAGCTTATCCTAAAGGTGATAACAAGAGGTATGACGCTTCTTATGAAGCAAGTCCTCAAGGAGTTCTCTTTATTTAATGAATGAAATTTTTATTCCTGTAATAGGAATCCCTGCTCCTCAAGGTAGTAAAAGACACGTTGGGAATGGGATCATGATTGAAAATAGTAAACGTGTAAAACCTTGGAGACAAGATGTAAAGGAGGCAGCATTGATTCATTACGATGGGGAAGTTATTGATCAAGCTGTAGAAGTAGAAATTATATTTTCATTTGCAAGACCTAAAAGTCATTACGGAACAGGCAAGAATGCAAAAAAATTAAAACCTTCTGCTCCTGTATTTGTAACAAGTAAAGGAAAAGGTGATCTTGAGAAGTTAGAAAGATCTACTTATGACGCACTATCTCAAAGTAGTGGAGGGAGTGTTTTGAAAGATGATTCTTTGGTTGTTCAAAATAAAAACATGAAAAGGTATTGCGTAGAAGGAGAACATCAGGGAGCAAAAATAATAATAAGAACACTTCATTGATTTCTGTCGTTTATTAGGTTAGACTTTTAAAGTACAAACGCACGAACAATGCCAAACCAATCAAAACCCAAGACTGATTCAAAGTCTTCACATCCAAAAACTATTGAAGAAGCATTAGCAAGGTTCCAAATGGAACACCATGCAGCAGGTAAAGATGGAAAAGCTAACTACGGTACTTACACAACTCTTGCTGGTGGATTGAATGCAGTTCAACCAGCTACTCATTTAGGTTTATCTCATACTCAAACCTTTGAGCATATTGTTGTTGGTGAAAAGGTTGTAACCGTATTGAAAACCAGATTACTTTTTACTGGTGAAGACGATACTTACAACACAGTTATTGAAAGCAACCTACCTTTTCCTGATCTAGTTCCTAATAGAGGGAACATCATGCAAGCTTTAGGGTCAGCTATTACTTACGCAAGACGTTATTCATTGTTAGCCATTTATGGATTAGCAGGTGATGACGATGATGCTGAAGGATCTGCTCCTACTGCTGCTCCTGCAAAGAAAGAGATTGCTCGCTCTCCTCAAAGAGGTGCTAACGCTAGACAAGCAAAACCTTCTCCTGTTGCACATGAAATGGTAACTGGAAAAGTTGCTGAACCATCAATTCCTCAAAATCAGAAAGATGATCTTGCTAACGACCTAAAAAAATTACCTGTTATCGGAAGGAACAAAGTGGTAAGTGCTTTTAGACAGGAATACAACATATCTTCCGAAAAAATATCGGAATTTATTACGACTCCAGAGCATTTGTCTTTCATAAAGTCCAAAATAGCGGAAGTAGAATCTGACTCTCCGTAATGACTCCTGAAGCTGTTGATCACGCTGCAAAAGCAGTTCTTACACAACTTTCAAATAGACGTAAATGTAATGTCGAGTCTCTAAAAAACGACATCAAACCCAGTAAACTAATTAACCATTTCAATTACTATGGCTGACTTTTCTAACTTCGTTCCTGCTTTTACCTATCCAATTAAATGGTCTGTAGGTGACAACACTTTTGACGATGCAGATAAATTCCCTAAAACAATAGGTCTTGCAATTCCTGTTGAATCAATTCCTGGTCTTATTGACTTATTAATGGCATTAGAGGCTGATACTTCTAAGCACAAGCAAGGTAAAGTTTGGAGCAAAGAAAATGGAGAGGAGAAAAAACCTGTTGTCTATTTGAATGGCAAAGGCATGAACTCAAACGATGGATATGGTTGCTACGGCAATATCAGTCCTAGAAAAATCGAAAGAAACACTCAACCTGATTTCTAAACCAATACAGGGTCATCATGAATGGCCCTTTTTAAAAAACCAATGAAAAACCAAAAACTTAGTATCTATTCCGAAGTCGAGTTGATTGTTAAACGACTTGATGAAATTGTTAAAGAAGATAAAGAGCAATGGGAGCCTGATCAAGAGCTTTCTTACCTTCATAACGACATCGAAGAATTTATTTTTCAAGCAGATAAATTTTTCAACGCTGATGAAGATCCTGATCCTTGTCCTATAACAGCAGAAGAAAGATTGAATGAAGCTTGGCAACAAAAAATGGAGGCAAAAGGATGAACAATCCAACAACAAAACCAGAAGTTTACAAAGCTTTAAGTCAATTAACTGCCGTCATTACTGGAGGTAAGTTTGCTAGAGCTACCAAAGATCTTGAAAACGATCCTTGCCAACGTATTGAACATTGCCACAAATTAACTTTAACTGAGCAAGCTGAATCTTTTGGCAATCAAATCAAGTCAGCTCAAATTCAAAGAAAAGTGGACAGTCTTAACTCTCTGCATACTTTGGCACGTTTAGCAGATGAAGTTGAATGGGATTAATTCAACTTCTCGTTTATTATGTGATAGAAATTAAATCTATAGAGCATGAGTAAGAATCTCACTCCTAGAAAAAGTGATGGTAAATACATGATTCAAGTGCTTTTACCTCATGCTCAAGGTGACTTTTACGTCAAATACATTGAAGAAGAATTAGAACGTAAAGTGAATGCTTTTACAAAAGATTTAGTTATAAATTTTATAAAGGGAGTTTGCTCTAAGACAGAATATGAACGTATGAAACGGCAAGATGATAAAGATTGGAATGAGGCAGTTAAACAACGAGTAAAAACCAGATATAAAACAAAAAAACAAAATCAATCGACTCCAAAAGAATCATGACCTATTTCACTTCTGTTACATCACAAGAGCCTAAACCAATTCCTAAACTTCACTTGTTTTGGGTTTGCGAACCTAAAAAAAAAGGAGTCAGGATGAGAGCATGGGGGATCACAAAAGAAGAGGCTTTTAACAAAATAAAAGAAACTTATCCAACAGCTTCTATCCTTTGGAAAAAAGAACTGTAAAATGAAACTCCTTGATTGGCTTGGTTCCTTCTTTGTCTATAGAAGTCCTAAACCATATCAAGGATTTGCACGATTCCTTGAAACTCGTACAGCAAGGGAATTAAGATTACTAGCTGGGACAACAACCCATTACAGCAAGAAAAAACTCGTACAAATTTACTTACAAAAAAGCAATGCCAGCAACACCGAGGTTCAAAAT